TTAAATCGCCCAAAGACCAATACTCTGGCCAACACGGCTTCCCATCATCAAAAATAGCAGGTAACTCCACAACCTCCCACTGATCCGCCAAAGGATCCTTCGCCTGCGCACGAACCAACTGCCCCGTCAAATCCTTCTCCGACCACCGAGTCTGTACCAAAACAATCGAACCGCCCGGCTGTAAACGCTGACGAGGACCACCCGTATACCAATCCCACGCATCATCAAAACCACTCACAGACATAGCCGTCTGCTCCGAATGAGGATCATCAATAACAACCAAATCACCACCACGACCCGCTAAGTTCGATCCAACACCAACAGCATAATACATCCCACCCTTGTTCGTGTCCCACCGACCAGAAGCTTTGCTGTCAGCTGCCAACTTCACATCAGGAAATACATCGTGAAAATCCTCCTGCTCCAACAAATTCTTAACCTTACGACCAAAATTCACAGCCAACTCCGTCGTGTGCGTCGCCTGAATGATCTTCATGCGCGGATCACGGCCCATCATCCATGCAGGAAATAAAAACGATGCAAACTCACTCTTGGTATGACGAGGAGGCATATTGATTATCAGACGCTTCAACTCGCCCCGCGCTACACGCTCAAGCTTCTCTGCAATAATCTCATGGTGTCGTCCTGTAATGAAATCGGGCCACATAGCACGGACAAAGGATAAAAAACTATTTTGGCACGTTTCCTTCTTCTCAAGTTGCGCTAACCGCAATTCAAGCTTCAATCTCTGCGCATCCATGTTCTCGTACGACGAAACATCCATCGGGGGACCCTAACAAATATATGCGAATATATACTAATATAATGCTGATATCAAATTTTATATGATTATTTGTGAAAAACATAGCCCATGCACCCGCTTGCACACACACGGCGCCAAGGCGCGCGGATCGCGTTTCGTCGTTAAAAATAAGGCGTTTAACCTTAATTGTCTGGGGGACCCAGAACGGCGGATCTCGGCGGGAGTTTATGCATCTCGGATGTATAATTTATGTTATCTGAAAACATAAGGTAGCGGGGCGGGGTCTCGGCTCGGTGGTCCGCGGATCTCGGAACGCGGTTGATTCGCTCGGTGGCGGGCGGTGGCATGGTTCGCGGTAGGTAGGGTGCGGGCAATAAAAAACCCGCCGTGGCGGGTTTAATTCTGGCATATGATTCGCGGTTGTTATTTACGATACATCCACATTAAATGTTACTTCGCCGTTATGAAAACAATCTCGGACCGCATCGGCTAGGTCTTCGATCTTAACATACTCGCTTGCATCTTCAGCGTCGTTTCGCTCGGCGTCGCGTTCGTCTAGGCGTTCATTAATGATGTCATTAACGGTATCCGCGGAAACAAGATCTTCTTCTAACGTTTGGACCCGCGCCTTTAGATCCTTAACGGCGGTCTCTAAGTGAGTTAAACGTTCGGGCGTTATGTCAATCGGCTCTCCCATTTTTAAATCGTCCATGGCCCGCTGTATATGATGTTCTACAAGCTTGCCAATGAAATAGGACAGTTTGTTTTCGATCCTATCAAGTGACGGTATGTAAGGTTCGTCGGTTTTCGCTTCGCCGTTCGTAATTAAATCGTTCATTTTAGTTCTCCGTGTTACCGCCCGCGGAATTGCGGGCGTGTCTTTATGATAAGAATATCCGAGGCTCTGTCAATAGCACCAGGATTCCCGTAGGTTTAGACGCGGACCGCGGGCCGAGGCCTTGCAAGATTAACGGGAAATAAACGCGCATAAAAAAAGCGCCGTGAAAGCGCTTTTAATAAGGTATAAGGCGGGGCGGGTTTATTCTAGGTCCGTGCCATAGTCCCCCGCTATTCGGTGTCTCACTAACGTTCCGCGCGGTAGTTCTTTAATAAATTGTAAAAGTTTTTGTCCATCCGTTTGCGGATCTTTAACGGCGTTTAATGTTGCCCGCCAATGCAAGGCGCAATTACCATTGCCCGCATAACAACCGCCTTTTTTATCGGTGTTACTGGCAAGCTTTTTTTGCGCGCCATGCGCGGTAAAGCCTACAATAAAATTCCGTTTTAATCTAGCGCACCACGGGTTTCCGTTTCCGCAATTAATACAGTCAACTCCCGTCGTTTCATTTTCGCATCTAATAACGGGGGCGCCGTCAACGTATCTGCTTTTTTTATTTGTATCGTTCCAAAACGACGGCGGAACGACGGTAACAACGGGGGCGTCCGTTCCTGTACAAATAGCCGTTTTAAAAACTTCAACGGCGTCGGATAGACTATCCGCGCTATAATTAATTACCGTTGTTTTCGGTGTCAATTTATCTTGCCACAATTCGGGGGAATAGTGAGTATAAGTGAACGCCCGCCCGCCTTTTGGCACGGCGTGTAGTTCGGCGTTAAAATATTCCTGATCAAAAGTTTTCGCGGTGCGATCGGGTTGTTCTGGTGCAAGCGCGCAACTAGCGGGGCAAGTCCCATATATATCATTAGTTCCGCTTCGATAAGTAACGGCACAACCGCGGGTTTTATTGGCGGTCGATGTTTTAACAGTCTTTAACATTTTTATTCTCTCCGTGGTTATAAAAAAAGCGCGGTATGATCCGCGCTTTAAATATAGGTCAATATCTAAGGTTTTGTCAACTGTGAACGTGTCCGTTCGTTTCAATAGCTAAATGCATTCCCGCCCAGTGAACGACGACGGCCCCGTCTCCGCCTATCATAGGGTAAGCGGTTTTTTTAAAGTCGTTAAAAGGTACGCGGGTTTTAACAGGTAACAAGGACCATTTAAGATAAAGCGCATTAATTTGTTGAATTGTAAGTTTTGGCATTTTTGCCTCCGTAGTTAAAGTTAAAAAAAAGACGCGGTGTTATCCGCGCCTTTCAGTATGCATCTATTTAAGACTATGTCAACACGCAACCCGTTGCCAATCAGAAGGGCTCATATCAAGCACCTGAGATCCGCGACGTTGCCAGTCGGAACGGTTATCTATATCTGCCATATGTGAAACGGCGGTCACGGCGTTAACCATGGTTGCCTGAGATACCTTTTCTCCCGCGTATCCCGCCTGACCTATCGTTGCCATTAACCCGTCTAAAACGTTTGACGTATCTTTTTTGGTCAACTGAATAACTTTGCCAAGGTTTTCGACGGCTTCCTGTGCAGTAACATTAATTTTATTTTCATGGGCTAAACGCATTTTCTCAATTACTTCGTCAAACATTTCACGCGACGCATACGCCTTAGTAAGGTCTCGAACTTGCAATTCTAGCGCCTTGTTATCTGCGTCTTTTGCCTCATTGGTTAACAAACCCCATGTATCGGAATCGCCTTGTGCAGAAGTAATGTGAGATTTCCGCGTTTTATTGGTTGTTTCCATTCCGTTTAAACAAGCCAACGTCCAGATAATTTGATACACCGCGACTGATCCAAAACCTACTTCGCTATTAGAAAGACCAATACCTGATGCCATAAC